ACTCATTTTCTTGTTTTAAATTATCGTTAATTGTTTTATTACCTAAATATTCTAAATATTTTATATCTTCTTTTGTTAAATTTACTCCATTATCTCTTATTCTAACAAATAATGTATTTAATTCTTCTTCAAAATATGTATTCTGAAGTATTCTTTCCTCTCGATAAGGACCTTGATTAATACCTAATTTAGTCATTTTTATATTTTTTTTCACAATAATAATAAAGGTCTTCTAATGTACCATCAAACTCATCCATTAATCTTTCATATGTCTTAATGCTAATTCTAAATAACTTACAAAACTCTTTACGTATTTCAATTAATAATTTCGCTTCATCTTTTTCAAAGTCTTCCCATAACCTTTTACATCTTGCAGCCATTATGCTGAGTTTATCATCTCCTTGACCGCTACCAATATTAGCTTGATATCTTTCATTGAAATTTAGCTGAGCTAATTGAGCTTGCCAGAAGTAAATACTATGATCGAAATCACCATTCTTAATTCTTTGAATAAGAGGTGCATAATTACTTAGAAGTTTATTCTTTCTAGCATGAGTACGCCACCACATAAATCTATTATAATTTAATGGTTGCAATCTTTTTAGATTTTCTTCAATAACTTCTCTATCGTAAATATGTCTCATAACTATTTTAACTAAATATACGAAAAATAATTAATAAGTTATACTATTATCGTCATTATTTAGCTTTTTTTTCAAATTTTCTAAACGAGTATTTAATTCTTCACCAGCAGCTGCTCTAGCTCTTCCAGATATATTACTCTGACTTAATCTAATTTGTTCGGCTTGTATTTCTTTAATTTGTTTTTCTATTCTTTCTTTTTCTGGATTTGGCTTAGTTTCCTCTATAACAGGAAGATCATCGGGATCTGCTTCTAGTTCTACAATAGGTGTTTGAGTTATAACTACTTTTTCACCATAAATATTTTCTCGTCTTTTTGGAAATGCTTTTCCAAATGCAAAATTAGCAGCTAGTACTAAACATATAGCTAAAGGATCAAATACAAATACAATAATTAAGATAAGAATATTAACTGTCTTATCCATATCCCATCCTGAAATTTTACTAATGTATTTCAAAGGTCCTAATTCAGCTGCTACATCAGAGCTAATTTCGGTTTCAAATCTTTCATTCTCTAATGATAGGATAGTAGAATCTAATTTTGAGATATCATTACTAACTCTTAGATATTCTTCATTAGCTAATTCTAACTGAGTAGATAGTAATTCTCTTTGTTGAGCAGCACCATCTCTATCTACCCAACTATATTCAATATTGTTAATACCTTCATTTAATTGAGTGATTCTTTCTTGTACAGAACTTGCTGTTTCTTCTCTTGAAGATTTTTGGGTTTTATAATTTTCAATTCGGGAATCAAATATAGCTAACTCTTTTTGAGTAATACCTTCTTTATTAGCTGTTTCTTGATATGCAGCTGATAAATAACCATAAATACCCATTGAAGTAATCATTATTAAAACTACAACTGCTAAAGTTAAATAGGTTTTAAGTAATCTATTTAAGTCAGACCAATATTGATGTAGTAATGATGCTACTACTAATTTAGATGCTTCTAAAGTTCCTGTCATTATAATAACAGCTGTAGCTGCACCAGCAAATAATTTTGATAATCCAATTACTGAAAAAGTAGCTGCCGAACCCGAAATAGCTAAGGCGGTTACTGCGATCAGAGTAGGAAAGATAGCTTTTCCTAAAAAGTTAAATAATTTTCTCATACTATTGTTTATGCTTGACAGCTAGCACAATCCATAATATTACGTGAAGTTTCTTGTGCTAGATTAGAAGATCTTTGATAATATAGAGTTTTTAAGCCTAATTTCCAAGCTTCAATATATAATGCATTTACATCTTTTAAACTAGCATCTGGATGGATAACTAAGTTTAAAGATTGTGATTGATCAATATATTTTTGTCTTCCTGCTGCCTGTTGAATAATCTCTAATGGAGTAATTTCTCCAAAAGTTTTAAATACAAATTTTTCTCTTTCAGTTAAGAAATCCAAGTGTTGTACCGAACCTCCTTTTGACATAATTGATCTCCAAACCTCACTTGAATCCTTTCCTTTATCCTTTAATAGCTTTTGTAGATAAGGGTTTTTATAAGTAAATTTACCTTTAGCTAGATCCTTAACAAAGTAGTTAGAGAACAAAGGCTCTATAGATGGAGATACTTGACCTAAAATAAATGAAGAAGAAGTTGTAGGTGCAGGAGCTACTCTTGTAGTAAATCTTTCTCCGTATCCTTCTAGCATTTTTGGTTCTCCATACAGTTTAGCTAACTCTTTTGATGCTTTTAAAGTTCTTTCATCGATTAATTTAAAGATCTGAGTATTAGCTAGTTTAGCTTCCATACTTTCAAATGGTATCATATTTGATTGTAGATATGAATGCCATCCTAATACTCCAACTCCAATACTTCTATGCTCGATTGCAAACTTTCGAGCTTTTTCCATAAATGGTAAGCCTTCTGTCTTATCAATAAATTCAGTATAAACTGCATCTAAGAAATAAGTTAGCATTTCTACAGCATCTGTATCTTTCCATTCTTCGTAATGAAGTACATTTAAAGAGGACAAACAACAAACAAAAGATTTTTCTTCATCAGTATATTCAATAATTTCTGAACACATCTGAGAATGATTAATTTTTAATCCTTTATCTTTATAAGTTTGTGGTAAATTATTATTTACATTATCGTCAAAGAAAATATATGGGTATCCTTTTTCAGCTCTTCTTTGCAAAACTTTAGCCCATAATTTTCTTTTCTTTTTATCTCCATCGATCATAGATTGCATCCATCCTTCCGGAATAGTTACTGCAAAAGCTAAATCTTGGATGGGATGACCTTCTGTATGGCAGTTTAAGAATTCTTCTATATCTCCATGATCCATTGGCATGTATGCGGCAAAGAATCCTCTTCTCATTCTACCTTGTGATACAACTTGAGTAATAGTTTGGAATAGCTCCATAAAATGAACTGCTCCTGAAGTCTTTCCATTATTTCTAATCTCTGAGCCTCTTGGTCTTATCTTACCAAAAAAGCCTGCAGTTCCTCCTCCATATCTTGTCATTGCACCTATCTCTGATGATGCTCGTAAGATATCCATAATATCATCTTGAATATCAATCCCAAAGCATGATATAGGTAATCCTCTATCTAATCCAAAGTTAGACCAAACAGGTGATGAAAAACTATACCATCCTTTCTCAACATAAGAATAAAACTTATCTGAGAATCCATCAATACCTAAAATTTCTTCTGCTCTATCACAGATTTGTTTAATTCTTTGCTCTGCTGTTACACCTGGAAGGAGGTAGTCTCTTTCCAAGAAAGTCCTAGACTGTTCGTTTAACCAATACATTCCTTAAATTTTACTAATTAAAATAATTCACCTGCGTCAAAGCTTTTCATTGCTTTTTGATAATCAATAGGTTTCTTATGAAAGAAATCTGTTAAGGCAGGAACATATATTTCCTCTTCCATCCATAACGTTTTTTCTGCTAGATTCTCATCTACATCAAACAATTTTTCAAATCCTATCTTTTCCAATGAGTCGTTCATTCTTATTCCTAAATATGTTTTTAATATATCATAAGATAAGAAATCATTTTCATACCCATCTAATATCCATTCAATAAGTCTTAATTCAGCATCATATGCTTCTTTAGCTTCTTCATATATTTTAAGCTCCATAGTATAATCAACTACTTCTGGATATTCTTCTCTGATTTTATTAAGTATAGCAATACCACCAGCAGCATGTAAATTCTCTTCTTTTGAAGTATACTGTACTACATTAGCAGTATCTTTTAATACATTATAATATCTGTTAAATCCTAAAATAGTATAAAACTGAGAAAATAAAGATACGTTTTCAGTAAATAAAGAAAATAATGCTAACGAATAGTAGATATTTTTTCTATCATCTACATAATTTTTTTCATTATATTTTGTTAAATACTTAACTCTATTCTTTACAATTTCAGTATCCAGCAAAGTACTAAACTCATCATTTAATCCTAGCTTAGTTAAAATTTCAGAATAAGCTCTTGAGTGTATAACTTCTACTCCACCAAATACTGATCCCATTTCTGAGATTTCTGGTTTAGGTATAAGTTTTCCGACATTAGACCAATAACTTTTTACTGATACTTCTACTTGAGAGATCATTAGTAATGCACGCTTTACTACCTGTCTTTCTTTTTCAGTTAAATTAGTATTAAAGTCTTGTATATCTTTAGTAAAATTAAATTCATTAACTGTCCAATGTGATGCCCACATTGCATCAATTAAAGGGTTTGTTATGTCTCCGTATTCAAATGGTTTATAAAATGGTCTAGGCTGGAATATTCCCATTGTTGTTTAGTTTAAAAAATTCGTTAGCTAATATCTTTCTATCAAAACTGTTCATGTCTCCATTACTTGACGGTTGGGTTTGTGGTGTTAGATATTGATCTTCATCATAATCAAATACCTCAAATCTACCCACATTGGTGTCCGCTTTCACCCCATAGGTCATTCCATCCATTCCATATCGATTTTTAATCAAATGAAATCGACCCGTTCCATTTACTTTGTCTTCTCTTTTGCGTGACAGAGAAAGAGCAAAATCCGTGATCATGATTTTATCATATGAACCCGCGGCCTTGTCTCCTTCAATTATGTCATCCTTCGCACCAGCTCGGTTAACTTGTGAAACAGACCATATTGGTAAATTTAATTCCCTTGCAAGTCCCTTGGTGTTAAGATAAATATCATCAATACTATCTTTTCGTTCTTTGCTTTTTTTTCTGCTCCCCATTAAGTCGGCGTAGTCGATAATTATTAAGTCAGGGTCGGTGCCTAGATTCTTAACTTTCTCAATATGAGCTCTAATAGTATCTATAGTTGCAATACCTGGAGAGTATTCTTTTATGATTAATTTTCCTGGTAATTGGTTTACTTCTTCGGTTACTCTAGCTACATTTTCTTTAGAGCTAATTTCAGATACATTTATACCAGTTAGAGTAGCATCATATCTTTTTCCTACATATCCTTCTCCTAATTCTAAAGTATAATGTAAAACATTATATCCTGCTTTTACAGCATAAGCTCCTAAAGCTACTAATAGCCAAGATTTACCTCCTCCAGGATTACCAAAGATTAATCCAAAGTCTCCATTACCTAATCCACCCTGTAGTAAATCATTAAATACAGGCCATGGAGTTGGTACTACTGTTCTGTTATCTTCTCTATACCGAGATTCTACATCAATATTATATTCGTGACCAACGTTCTTATCACCACCTGCTTCCATTGCTTTCTTAATCCGGAATTGAATAGATTCATAATCTCCTGTTTTAAGTAAGTCAACTGATTCTAACAGAGCAGCTTTAAGTTGTTGATTCTGACAGAACTTAGAAAACTCTTCTTGAACGAATTCTAAGTCTTCATCTGATGCTTTGTATGCTTCTCTTAGTAATTCTTTTACTGCTAATTTTAATACATCATTTTCTAGCTTATTTAGTTCTACCTTTAGTACATCCATAGTTGGTGTAGTATGGTATTTTTCATAGTAAGAGACAATTTGTTTAATTACCCACTTACTAGCATCGCTATCAAAATAATCTTCGATTAGAACGTCAAAGATATTTACTAAAAATTTTTTATGTGTTAATAATGATGAAATTACTTTTATCTGAAAAGCCTTTCCGTACGCGTTTAAGCTTGATAGGGTCATTGTTTACTAATTTTATAAATTTGATTAAAATACTGATTAAACCAATGTTGTGGATTCCTAATCAGATTACCTAATTTATCAACATTATGCAAACTTTCAAACTCATCAGGGTAATAATTTAATTCTTTATGTGCAATTATTTCTTTTACTCCTTGAATCTGTTGTTCGGTGACCATAGGATCTTTAAGATTCATTATCTTATAATTCTTTTCTATAGTATTAAAATCATCTAAGATTCTAGCATATGAGATATTTGTAGTTAATTTCTCTTCACATATACTATGAAGCTTACCTAAATGTATTTCCTCATTGGCTAATTCAGGTAATCTCTTTGCTAGCGTCTTTTTACCAAGACCTTTTATACCTTTTACGTTATCGGAATTATCTCCGAGTAAGCATTTGTATAATAAAAAGTTTTCCGGCTTAATATTAAATGAACTTTCTACATCATCGTAAGTATAAAACTTCTTCTCTGTAGGTCGATATACTACAATATGATCATCTACTAATTGCAAGAAATCTTTATCTGAAGATACTATAAATAATTTATTCTTATCATATGATAGTTGCTTACAAAGTACTGATATAATATCATCAGCTTCTGCTTTATCAAAAGATAATATTTTTACTGGTAGTAATTTAAGATATTGAACTAATCTTAATAGTTGATCTAATTTAGACTCATGTTCATCTTCTATAGAATTAAATGAATCCCAATTAGTAATCCTATTGATGTTCCTGTTTGCTTTATAATCAGGATTTATATTCTTTCTATTTACAGTAGAACCTTTACCATCAAAAATAACATATATTGAAGTTGGTTGTACTTTATTAATTAAAGTTCCCATTGATCTAAGAAAGCCACCTAGACCACCAATATGTGCTCCATTATTATTAGTTAAGTTAATAGTTGCAAAGTTACGAAAGAATAAGTTCAAGCCATCAATAATTAAAACTCTATCATGAGGTTTTAATTTAATCTCTTGATCCTTTTCGTTAATGTTATTTAAGATATCCAAGTATTCCATGTGATTCAGGGTTCTTGAGTGTAAGTTGAGATATCAGTTAAATCATGCTCTTCTTCTACAATATTAAAAGTAGAACCTCCCATGATATCAGACCATTCTTGGGCTCTATCTTTTTTATAGTTATTTAGAGCTGTAGGAGTATCTTTGATAAATCCATGAGGGGTCATAATAATTCTTCCTCTTGTAGTTACTCCATTAATATGATTCTTCTCTACCTGAACGTTTACTCGCTTAGCAAATTCTACCTGCTTACCATCCTTAATTGCTTTAATCTTAGAGGTACCAGCAGACATAATATTGCCGAAAGTAACTACGAATGTAGCATCATACCACATTGAGTAACCTCCTTTATTCATTAACTTAGGTTGACCCATAGGAGATTCCGGCTTCATAGCCCATACCTTATTAATACAAACTAAAGTATTAGTAAACTTAGATGACTCTTTACGAGATAGAACAATCTTCTGATTTACATTATTTGCAAATTGAGTAGACATTGCTCCTGCGTTCCATTCGTTATTATTCTTATTAGAACGTACTGAAAGGTCGCAAGGAATACTTCCGATAGAATCCCATAAGAAAAGAAGATCATATGGTAAGTTACCATTAGACTGCTCATCAATAATATCCATAATGAATGCAGCAACATCTTCAATAGTATTTAGAGTTTCTCTATCAACATAGATAAAGTTTCCAGAGTAACCAACTACTTCACCAGTTTCTTCATCTACTTCAGTATCTACTTCTAACCCCATTTGCATTGCATGCTCCCAGTTCCATTTCATTTCCGTTACGATAATAACTGGAAGGATGCCTCGCTTTTGAGCTGATACAGCTGCTTCTAGTAGCGCTGTTGTTTTACCAGTATCAGAATGACCTCTTAGTAGAACGATATGTCCCATTGGAATTCCTGGTACTGATAGTATATCTTGGTAAGCATCAGATAGAGGAATCCATTGTTGTTCTTTGAACTTTACATTTCCTGCTAATCCTTTCTTTTCTTTAAACTTACCTAAATCAAATTTCGACTTGATTTCCGAAGACACGGCCTCGGACAAAGACTTTTTACTTTTTGCCATAAAATACTATTATTAATTAAAACGGAGCTTCTTCTGAAGTCTCTTCTTCAAATAAATCATCAAACATATCTGCTTTACTTTTCTTTACAGCAGGTGGTTCTGAATGATTAGAAGATGGTGGTGGTGGAAAGGCTGATGGTTGAGCTGTTGTGGTTACATTGCTTGGTGTAGCTACAGTATCAGCTTCATTATCTCCTCCGTCCGGATTAATATAATTCTGAAGATTTAACTTCATAGTATCAAATGGAAGTGGTTTAAATACTTCTAATGGGTTAGGTTGAGTACGTAAAAACTCTTCTGCTAATTTAGCATCCTCATGAACAGGTGATTGATTCATAGATGGCTGTACAGTAGTTTTAGGATATCCTCCACTAGGATCACGTACTACATTAATTTTAATATCACGACCATTATATGCATCAGTATAATCACCTACTTCCTCATCTAAGATTAATTGTAGAAGAGATTCATATACCATCTTACCGAATCCCCATAGCTTAACTCCTTCATTTTCTTCTCCTCGAACGATTACTGGAGCATAGATACGTACTTTAGGATCTAAAGTTTTAGCTAATCTCCAATGTTCAGAGTTATTAGATTGACGAAGCTGCTTTACAAATTCAGCAATAGGATCTTTCTCTCCCCAGTTTAGTGGAGATACCATCATCTTAGATCCAATACCATAATACATTTTCATTTCTGAGAATGGTGATGCGGCATTAAATGCTGATGGAAGAATCCTAACTTTGGAATTACCTTCAGAAGGTTTCCAGAAATAATTTGGTCGATTATTATTATTGGCTTGACCATTACCTTGATTCTGCATAGACTGCAGTTTCTGACGAATTGCGTTTAAATCCATTTTTTAAAACTTTTTAAGATGAAACAATTTATTATAACTCGATTATTTGATATATTTTTGTCTTTAACATTTTTAAACCACCCTGTTGAGTTAGCATGATGGTATTTCTATAGTGGTTCCATTCAATAGGAAATTTAGTATCAACTACTCCACCATTTAATTTTTTAATCAATTCATTTAATGCATTGATCGTATACAAAGTATTTGTATGCTTTTTTCGATGCACTAAAATTGTATTATAAGGGATAGCGCTAACATTAGCGTTTTCTACATTGTAAGTAATAACATACTCTTCGCTATCTTCTACAGATAGTACAAATAACTTGTTGTACTTGATTTCGTACTCTGTGGTTATACTTTTTAACCTATCCTCTAACTCCTCCAGAGTAACGAATGTACAAAATAATTTATTATTCACGTCTATTTCGCTGTTGATTTTATCATAATCATATCGATTATAAATATCAACTTGCGGCTCCATAACTAAATTCTCCTCCATAACTTTAACATTTTACAAGATTACCATAATTTTTACCATTTTTACATTTTATTTTAAGATTAAATATACGAAAAACTTCTTTAATTTTCTCTACTATTTCTTCTTCTTTTTTATCTACATCTAATAATATACTATCGTAAGTATATAAAACAACCTTAGTTTGTTTACCTCGCAATAGTTTCAAGATATCATATAAGATAAGAACATTATTTGAAGTTTCCAAATTTTGCAATAGATAATTCATTAATTTTAATGAATTCATTTGCGGATGATCTTTCATTGAAAATCTATAATTAGATATAGGACATTCTATATAGCCTTTCGAATTAAATTCTGACCATAAATTATTAGAATAGTTTTTTACTTTCTGGAAGAATGGAATATGTTCGTATTCGGATTTTATTCCTCCATATATTTGTTGAAATGTTAATTGCTTTGCTTTATCATATGATGTTTGATATACAGATGCAAAATATTCATGTATATCTTCTACCTCAAACTCATAATTAAGTAACTGACAAAGTAAAAGTATATGATAAGAGGAAACATCTATTTCTACAAAATGATCATTTCTCGGTATAAAGCAATCCCTACTACCATTATCTTTATTTAAAGCAGCATAGTTTACTTTCTTAAATGTATTAGATGGTCTTGTAGTTAAAGTAGTATAGTTATACTGAGTAAAAACAAAATCTTCTTCATTTTCATAAAAATGTTTTTCAAATAATTGTTTATTTATTTTTATACCACTTGACTCAATAACTGAAAATACTAGTGGTACTTTATTATTATAAAATAAATTATAATCATTATCAATATGCTCACTAATCTCCTCATACTTAGCTTCATAGTACTCATATATCTTTACTATAGGGCAGTTTGAGTTAGATATTTTTCTTCTTTGAAAATCTTGTATAATTAATGGATAATCTGTTTGTATCTCTTTGTAATTTATTTGTATATCAAAGAGATTTCTATGTTTAAAGTTATGTAATAACTTCTTTTTATCATAACAGTAAAACTTAGATATTCCATTAAGAAAGTTTATAACATCACTTTCTTGTAAATTACTTGTTTCATAATGATTTACTGGTAGAATGTATCCTTTTTTATCTGTTATAGGTCTAACGTAATATCCTACAATAGATTGCTGACAGGGATGTTCATTATAGAAATCGGGAATAATTTCGATATAGAGATCATTTTTAACAACATTAACAAAAGTATCAAACTGTTTTTTATTCTCTACTAACCAGTACATACTTAAATATACGAAAAAAATCTCTAATAACCACCTCCTCCACCAGAAGATCCTCCATTTGTATATTGAGTATTATTAGTTAATGTTTGTGTTTTAAAATTATTAAATGCCATTCTTGATGCATTATTTAATACACTACTATTTATACTTTCATTTAAATAATAATTATTAATTAAGGATTGGACTGCGGCAAATCCTCCTAGTCTTTCAATTCCTTCATCTCCGATAGCTTCACTTAAAAATAACTCATTAGTAGTTGGATTAGTAGTTGAGTATTTCTGAAAGATTTTATTATCTTGATCAATATAATATATTCCTTTATAGTCTCCTCCTTCTCTTGTTATAAGTTCTCTACCTAATGTAAGTAAATTATCATACGGATCACTATAATATTCTGCATAATCAATAATAAATTTAGATAATCCTGACATTCCAGTATTATTTTCTAATTGCTGGGTGTTAAATCTATTTATACGAATTATATCTTCTATACTTTTTGCTCGTATATACCACTTCAATGGTTGGACGGTGTAAATAGTATTAACTTTTGGACTATAGTTTTTTATTCCTCTATATTTTAAATAGTTGTTACCACTAGTATAATAAAAAGAATTATTATTATAGTATTTAACTATATATTTAATATAATATCCAGTAACATAATTTATCCCTAATGGTTTATCGGTTATTGATACTGGTATATCGGTTTCTGATCCTAATAATAATACTCTACGGGTATGTGGATCTTCATTCATAGAATTAGCATATTCTAGATTATTTTTAATATTAAAATTATATTGTGTTCTATTAAAACTTGTTTTGTCTTCAATATTATTGTTAGATATATTATCATTATATAATTGAGCAGGGTTTATTTTAGTTCCATCGCTATCTTTGTAATATAATAGCATAGATCCTCTACCTGGTTGACTGCCTGTAAATATTGCTCCGGTTGATATTCTAAAGATAGGTCCGTTATATCTTATACTATCTTCTCCAAAATAGACTGGTCTATCTAGTTCTGATGTATGAGATTTTTCAATTAGTCCGTTTGGTATAATCATACTTTAAATTTATATCTTTCTACATATCTATTAAAACTAAGATCATATGGTTTTACATTATCATTATAATAATCAGTTTGTAAAACACTATCGTATGCTTTTATAATTATACTATTATTAAATAATGGTTGACCGATTAAATTATGATTAGCTGATTGGCCATCTAAGCCAGGCTGTTTAATTACTGATCCGTCAAAATTACCACGACTATTTTCTATTGTATATAATGTTTTTCTAGTTAATTTATTATTTCTAAAATTATCGCAGTTAGAATTAATAATAGTCATATTTCTTTGAGTATCCGACATATTATTATAATACTCTAAACTATTATTGTCTACAACAGGATCTAATAAGATAATAGGTAATTTATTTAATGTAAGATATTGCCATAGATGTTTTGCTCCTTCTCCCCATCCTATTAATAATAACGGAATACCTTGTGGATCATAAGTATTTAATTTTTCTATAAATTTACCTGATTGTGAGTATGTATGATTTATAACAAACCAATTTTGTATATTATTAAAATGATCTTTACTAAAATTTTGATCATCTGGTAAATTATTAAATGCTCTTATAAAATCATTATAATAATCTTCTGAGGTTATATTTTTATCAGGAAATGCTATACAATAATAGTTATTATCATTATTTTTTTTAAAAAAATAATCGTCTTTATTTTGAACACTTCCTCCAGTAAAAACATTATAATTTTTATTTCCTTTTTTTGACGTATTGATATTTTTAGTATCATCAACAGTAGCTAATACACTTCCTTTATAAAGTCTACGTACTTCTCTATTATTTCTTCTATTTTCAATTTTTCCTAATGATTGTAACATAATATTATATTTTATGTACGTATACCAATATTACATCGTGACTGTTGTCCTCTTCCGATTTTAGATGTAAATGATGAATTTAACCAACTTCCGTCATGATCTTTTGGTGTAACTTTATATGGTAATTGTAATGGATTAGCTGGACCGTATCCACCTCCAGTTATAGTTCTAGTATCATATTGCTTATCAGCAGGTTGATCTAAATCAACAGCATATGCTGTATCGTCTAACCATTTAGCTGCTAATCTAAATTGTCTAAAATGTAAACCTGGGTAGAATTTTTGAGTTCCTTTGGAGCGTACATAAGGTCCTCCAAGTGGAGATGTTCCTCCTGTGTTTCGTCCAGTAAATGGGGGTGTAGGAGCTGGAATATAAAATAAAAATAAAGGATTATTTGGTGTTATATCCCCTGCATCTCCTTTCACTGTAGCAGAGTATGGACCGCAAGCTATTGCTTTTGCTGCTTCTTCCATATCTTCTTTGAGTGGGGGATTATTACTATATGCTTTTATTAATAAACTTTTAGATCCATAATAATCTTGTTTTATACCTTCTGGATAGTTATACATCTTACAAACAACCACAGCTTTCTGATTATCTCCAAAATTATTCCATGTACTGCCATATTCAGTTTTACAATCATCTTCAAATCCACCAGGTTTTTTAATTACATAATATATAGCTGCTGCTGCTCTTTGTTTCATTAAATTAACATCAGGATAATCCTTCATTTTTTCACCGGGTGTAACTTCTTTGAAATTGCTTGAATTCATATGTATAGAAGGGTCAAATGGTAAAGGTCCAACATATTGCACACTAGTTCCATATCCAATAGAAATTTGCTCATTATCATCATAACCTGCAGCTTCGAATCCTTCTAATTGTGTTAATAATTCAACAGCTATAGAATACCAGTCTCCACCAGTTGTACCTCCTGTATATCCTGTTCCTCCTGTAGATCCTCCTGTAGTTCCTGTTCCTCCTCCTCCAGGTGGAGTTCCTGTTGGGGTATTAGTTGGTGGAATGACTACAGTTGCACCTCCACCTGTACCGCCATTAAATCCACTATAATGACTTCCTAGCCCAGCTATATATTGTTCTTGTGCAGTAACACCTCCTGGTATACTAAAGCTATTTAATTGTGTTTCCCATCCTTTAGCATCAATTTTATTAGTTATTTTTTTAACTATAAATCTCATCGCATTTGGGTAAGTAGCGGGTAGAAATTTTGTAGGAATTGTATATGATTGAAATAAATTAATATTAGAATTTCCTTCAAACTTTAATTGTAAATCTAAAGGTATAAAACCAGATATCGGAGTTGGGAAATTAGTTTCTTTATATACATTTTTAAACATTTCATATAATAATGTTTTTTGAATTGTTCCTAATGGACCAAAAGCAGTCGGGTCAACTCCTTGTATTTTAGTAGAATCCATATCCCAAATAAACTCTCTTTTATTAAGAGGACCTGTTGGACTCGTTACGGCACCTGTAGTAATAATACCTGTTAAAACTTCCCACCAAGCTTTTGGGACAATCTTAGTTGTCCTTGACATCTCATCATATATCTCTATTTTATATCCTCTTTTAGCATTATTTAAAAAATTTATTAATAAAGAATTTAATCTTTTTGAATTTAATATTGGTGAATCACCTGAGAATCCTGTTGTATATTTTTTTGGTAATAATCTATCTTCTAAACCTTTATTCCATGTAGAGAATGCTGTCATATCATAACCTCCTGATGCTCCAATTGCTTGAGAGCCGATGGTCATTTGAGCAGCTGTTTCAGGAGAGATTTGTGAGTTTAAATTATAATCTTGTATAATACTGCCATGGATATTTTTAACTCCATCTTCTTCTAATTGAATAAATCCATTTACATTAAATAAAAATGGTGTTTTTGGTTTACTTAATTTATCTAGCAATCCCTCAAGACCTATTAAACATGTTCTATCAAAAAAATAAGCTTGGTTTGTTTCATTATCAATAGCAAAATCTATTTGATTTATATTACCTAAACTATCGTTAATACCCTTACATAGATTAGATATATGTTTTATAAAATTAATATTACCATATTCATCTGCATCACCATCGGTAGCTAATTGTGCTAACCAATTCATATTAAGATATATATTCATTATATCTCCATATACAGTATCATTTTCTTTAAGATTATATTGGTAAAACCCAACGTCTTGTAAGATATCCAATTTTGTCCCAGAAGAGCCAGTTGCTATTAATAATACATCATTTACTGTATCAAAATAGGGAGCTATATTTATTGTTTTAGATATTACAATTTTTGTAGGATCTGATGATAATTGTAGAGGATGAGTATTGCAGCGATATTTTCCTCTTTCATTCATTAATCTTACTGCAGGATAGCCATCGATACCGTTTTTAGGAATTACTATTTCTTGTAAAATACTTAAATAATAGTGCATAGACATATAAAATGCATTACCAGCAGCTCCATTTCCTTTTGATTTTACTTTTAATACTTCAAATACATTATTTCGTGTATATTGAAAAAATCCATAATTACTATTAGAGTCAGGATTTACTCTACTTCCTGAAGGTCCTGGTTTTATATCTTGTAATCTATCAGCACCCATAATATCGGCGGTAACATCAATATTATTTAGGAATATTTTAGGATCATATGGAGCATCATTAAATGGAGCTCCTGTCTTGATAAATCCATTTGTATAACTAGCTTCTGGTGGGCTGTTTTCTGCAAGGGATAAATAGTATTCTGTAGCATTATCATCTGTTACATTTTCTGTTCTAGAGAGTTCCTCAAAACCAAAATATAAACCCTCCAAAGTACTATAAACTGCATTATTCTGAATTTCAAACCAAAATTTCTCTGCTTCAGATAGATCTACACTCGCTACTCCATATGTTTTAACTCGTTCTTCTAATGGGGTCCCTTCAGAGGCTTGAATTAACCATTCTTCCTCTGGTAATGTATAACCTCTTGTAAATGTGGCTATATTATTTAAAACTTTAGCTAAATCACCAGTAGATTTAGTTACTCCTAGAGGATTAGTTCCTTGAACTGTAATAGTTAATTCATTAGGTCCTACTATATTTTGATTTGAATTTACAGTTAATGATTGTAATAAATCACCACCAGAAAGAACTTCTATTTTTATTTTATATTCACCATTACTTCCTACTGTCCAATTAAAATTTGAAACTCTTCCAATCATACCATCATAATCACATCCTCTTTCTCTATACTGTTTAAAGTTATATGTAAACCATTCTAAATAGTTTTCCATTAGAGTTTCAATTTTATCTTCTACAGTATCTAATTGTGCATTAAATCTATCTTTTACAAGTTGATATATATCATATTGTCGTGCAGCTTCTCGCGCTTCTGAACCTGCCAAGACTCTATCTGTAAAAGACCCTTCTAAAGCTCGTCCTGCTTCTTCAGCCGCTACTTCCATATAGGATTCAACTACTGCTATTTTTTCTAAAATATTTATTTGACTATTAAGTAAGTCAACATGTAATCCATCATCTGATACATCTGGAAAGTTTTGGTCATCAAACCAATATTGTTCTAGAGCTGTTTTATACATTGGAACTACTTCACAATCTTTAGTAAGATGCTTTGATTTACCCCATTCTATTAATACATGATAACCCAATCTCATGTATAATAGTTCTAAGATATTAAACTGTACTTTATTATACGCTGTTATATTAATGGTTGCTTTTTTAATACTACCATTATCTCCCAATGTTTCAACAGTCATATCAGTAATACCGGCGGTTGGTACTAAACCAAAATCTAATTCTCCGAATCCGTATACACTAGTAAAAAGACCTTTTCCTCCAAACCCTGCTATACCTGCTTTTTTAAAAGCATTCCCAAGATCAGGTGTTAAAGTGTATGTATCATAAGTTGCTCCTAATTCAGAAAATAAAACAAAATTTTGAGCTAGGTTTTTATCCATTAAAGTTGCCGTTCCAACTCCTGCTGTTTGTAATTTTCTTCGTCCAGAATTGCCTACTACTCTTACACTAGATGCAACTTTTATCCAAGGTGGATTATTATTAAAATATGATATAGTATCATGGTTGTTTTTAGCTATGAGCTTTTGCTTGCATCTTATACATCGTTGAGTAACTTCTGAAAAACCTTCTCCTACAATAGGGTTAAATCCACTATCGCTCTGTATTGGAATATTAGTAGCCATAGTTTAGTATAATTTTATTTGTGTAAAACCGGTTATAATTTCTGTGTAATCATTTGTTATTTCTACAAAAATTCTTCTTGCGCTTTCAATTTCATTATCTACTAGAAAAGTTTGCCAATCAGCAGGGATTCTAATTCGAGCACCTAATGGTGGAAATAATGATGCTGGATTAGATGTAATATCAATATTTGCTAATGCAATGATATACCACAATTTTTGATCTTTATAGTATTTATTGGCTAATGTATCATAACGATCTCCAGCACTTGCATAAATATACAAATCTCCATCAATTTTATTAACTTCCGGGTATTGATAGTTTGCTTGAATATTTTTTTTATTCTCTCTATCTTTTATTATATTTACAGTACCATATCTCATATCTCATATATAATTATATCAAATTATATCTTAGTTTCAAAATCTTGATAAGTGAAAGCTTCAACTTGCTCCTGTATTTCAGGTGGTAGTTCTGTGAAATAATCAGTTAGTAGTACTTCATATGCTCCTGTAGCATCTTCAGTAATACCATATGCTCTACCATTTTTATATACAATTTCATATGTTTTTTGACCCATTCCATTTATATCTAATTTAACAGTGCCATTATATAAAGCTTTATCTGTTTTTTGATTACTAACTGGATTACTTGTATCTCCAGTTCTTAAATTTTGATCTATATCATCTGTTCCTCCTACAGCAAATTCACTATCCAGTGCTACAACTTCTAATGATCCGTTATCTATATCTAATCCTTCTATTATACCTGTTGCCTCTCCAGTATAACTCCAATTTGTACCTGTAGCATTTCTTAATGATATAAATCTTCTTCCAGTATTCATTGGCCTATCGTTTGCAACTCTTGGTAGGAAGTTATGTATTACTGTAAAGTCAAATCCTGTTACTTCTATGTAATGACAAAGTTCTTTAACACTATCATCTACTATGGTTTTTCCTTCTGCATCGTAAAATCCTGATACGGCTATTTCCCATGGATATCCTTGCTTCATAGTATATGTTATACCTTGTAAGAAGCCAGGAACCATATGTACGTAGCTACCTATTGATAGTTTCATTAGGTTACCAGTCATATAACCATATCTAGTGTAGTCTCCAGCTATAGATGATGCTAAATAGTTTAATTTTTTATATATTGGTATTAATTCAGCTTTTGATTCAGCTGCTACAATGAAGGAGGTACTTATTTTTCTTTCAAATCCTCCACCATATTTATAAAACTTTTCTGTCCTTCCAACATATTGTGTGCTACTCCAATCAGATGAATAAGTATCAGATATGTCGTTTAAATGTGCAGGAAAATGTATCCAATTAAATAGTGTATTAGAAGGACTATCATTTATATTAACTCCAATTGCAAAGTTTACTAAATCATTTTTT